GAGGAGGTTCCAAAGTCATTTATTCAAATCATCTTTATTCTCAAGCCGATAGGTCAGGAAATCATGGGTTTGTAAAAAGGTTTAATGCTGATGGCATTATGCTTTCCTCAGATACGGATGACCACGGGATAAATCAGACGGGTGAACCAACAATTATCTGGGGCTGGAAAGCTGGCAACTCTGTAGCTTCAATAGGTTCAGGATTAACAAATTGCAGTGCAGTCACTCAATCAGCTTCATCAACTTCTGGTTTCAGTATCACAAAATACACTGGTGGGGCTTCTGGTGCTATCGCTTTTCCTCATAATCTTGGTGGAACTCCTGAATTTATTATAATCAAGAAGACTTCTGGAAGTGGATCCTGGCTGACTTATCATAAGGACTTAGGTGCTGGATATAACATATTTCTGGACACTGATGCAGAAAGAACTCCTACTACTGATAATGGTTATTATGGAACTCAAACATCAACAAATATTGTACTAGAACCAAAGGCCAGTAATAACAATAACGATGCGTTCGGTAACGGTATATTTATCTGCTACGCATGGAAACCAGTGGCAGGAGTGAGTGCATTTGGGACGTATACCGACAATGGTTCTGAACCAAGGACTATAACAACAGGATTCGCACCAAGATTGTTAATTATAAAAGCCACGGATGGTGTGGATCATTGGATGGCTTATGATGCCTTCAGAGAGAAAGCAGGGACTAGAAACAACACCCATCAGTTAAGAGTGAATGATAGTGCCAGTGAAAGCACTGTCAGTGCTACTACTTTAGGTGTAACTCTAAAGATTGATGATGGTTTTATTTTAAATGGTGGTCACAATGCAATACACGGAGATAATAACACCTACATCTACATGGCATTCGCATGAGTGGACATCATTTCAACCCAGCAGATCAACAGTATTACAACTATCAACACACACAACAAGTAACGGAGGTTATGCCTGAAGTAAGTCAATTATATACAATGGTGATGGATTTAGGCATTCCTGCCTGTGTAATCATAGCATCATTCTGGTTCATTAAATATACAACCGATCAAGCAAGGAAGGAACGTGAAGAATTTTGGAGAAAGGATGCGGAAAATGATACAAAAATTATGGCTATGGTTGAAAAATCTTCAGATGCCATTCTTTCTATCAAACTGGCCCTTGAACAGAACACACAAGCAATCAAAGAAATAACTAAAAGGTAATGGAAGAAATAATTGAAAAGAAAACGGTGAAGGGTAATCCCAATCCACCTAAGAAAATGTCTGTTAATGAACAGATTACTGTAGCTAGATTCTACGGTAGACTTGTTATCTCCTTTTTTGCCTTTGGTATCTTTTTGTACATCGTACACATGATGCTAATTGCAGATGTAGAAATGGCACAGTCAAGTCGAGATTTACTCAATATTTTGATCGGCAGCTTTATTTCGGTGATTTCGGGCATCGCCACATTTTATTTTAATGGTGACTCAGATTTAATGGAAGACAAGTCACAACCACATCAACCAATAACACCAAAGATACAAGATGATACCAGCATTACTCCTTAATGTAATCCAATCCCTTATTGTAGACGAAGCACAGTCCCTTGCTAAAGAACATGTAACAAAGGTAATGGAAGATAACCTCAGTGCCGATCAGCTTAAACTAATAGATACATGTGTGGATGAAATGCCAGAAAACGCATTTAAATCTGTTAAGGAGTTATTGGGGTGAAACTAAGTCAAAACTTTTCTTTAAAGGAACTTACTAGATCCCAGACAGCAATACGAAATGGTATAGAAAACAATCCAAATCAAGAACAACTCGTGTGTCTTACAGCGTTGGCTAATTGTGTACTCCAGCCAATACGTGAGACACATGGAGTAGTTAATATCAATTCGGGACTTAGGGTACTTGAGTTAAACCGAAAGATCGGAAGTGGAGATAACTCACAACATGTCTTAGGACAAGCAGCAGACCTAGAATGTCCTTCAATAGATAACCTTAAATTAGCTAAATGGATTGAAAGTAATATTAAATTTGACCAACTCATTCTGGAATATTATGAGTCTGGAGATCCCACGAGTGGATGGATTCATTGTAGTTACAACAATTCAGGAGAAAACCGTGGTCGAGTACTTACTGCAAGTAGGGTAGACGGAAAGACCCAATACACAGAAGGTGTACATGAGTAGAGGAAGAGGTAGTGGAAGAGTAGATACTGATTATCAAACTGCTCTTCAAAAAAAGAACCCAGGTTTTATATACAATAGTAGAAGTGGAACATGGACTAAAGATCCTAACTACAAAGGTGAACAGACCGAAAACTATAAAAATAATACAGTAATAGGAAACTTAACTGATGAAGAGAGATATGCAGCTAAAGGATGGGATTTAAAAAAAGAAGGGATGGGTCAGAGTGGTAAAATTAAAAAGAAAAAGAAAAACTCAGCAGACTTAATATACTCAGGTTCATCTGCAAGTAACTTAACCATAGGTAAGAAAACTGGTAAGCGTGGGTTCCGTACTGGACTTCATATAGGAACTAACTCTGGTGGTAGTAACACTGGAGTTGGAGTATGAAAGAACTAAGTACACTTCATACTGCGGTAGCTAATGAACTATTAGCACGTATCCAAAGTGGAGAAGCTAGACCAGCAGACCTCGCAGTAGCAGTTAAGTTTTTAAAGGATAATGATATAACTGCTCTCCCAGTAGATAATAGTCCACTCAAGAACCTAGTGGACTCTATGCCATTTCCAAGTGACGAAGAGATAATGGACACTAAGAAAGAGTTTACGTTCTCTTAGTTGATAATATATACACATATTCATACAATCCACGTGTAGACATTTTAATACACATGTGGATATGATCACACTAGTAGATACATTTATGACTGATAAGACATACGTAAACCGTGATTTAAAGGTAAAGAAAACAAAATCATCTAATAAGTTCTGGAAGTGGTTATCAAGTAAGATGAAGATCAGAAGGGGAGGAGCACATATAGGTGGTCAAATGCCAATTACTAATCTTGATGTAAAGAAACTTGGGACAAGGAGAACAAGACTTAAATGAAACAAGAATCACAGAAGCAAAGAGAACAACGAGTAGGATACCAAAAGGCGATGGGAATGATGCACGATAGATTTGTAGGGGAACCTGAGTGTCCAAAATGTGAAGAAATGCCCTGTGTATGTGATCAAGAGAAAGAAGAAGAACTTAGACAATCAAAAGAGATGCTCTGTTTAATACGAGGAGGAATGTGAATGAAAGAACTAAAGGACTTCCGTAACTTTTTGTTTATCTGCTGGAAGCACCTCAACCTTCCTAACCCGACTCCCATACAGTACGACATAGCTGACTATCTTCAAAATGCACCTAAACGTGCCGTCATTGAAGCGTTTCGTGGAGTAGGGAAGTCATATATTACCAGTGCTTACGTATGCTATAGGCTGCTTCATGATCCTCAGATGAAGGTGCTCGTAGTATCCGCTAGTAAAATAAGGGCTGATGACTTCTCTACTTTTACACAGAGATTGATTACAGAGATGCCAATCCTAGTTCACCTTCGTCCACGAGAAGGACAACGACAGTCCAAGATCTCGTTTGATGTAGGACCAGCTAAAGCATCGCACAGTCCCTCAGTTAAATCAGTAGGGATAACTGGGCAATTAGCTGGATCTCGTGCCGATCTTATTGTAGCAGACGATGTAGAAGTACCGAATAACTCCATGACCCAAGTGATGAGGGATAAGTTATCAGAAGCAGTTAAAGAATTTGATGCTATACTCAAGCCAGATGGAATGATTATGTACCTTGGTACGCCTCAAACAGAGATGTCACTCTATGAAACACTTCCGTCACGTGGATATAACGTGCGTATCTGGCCTGGGAGATATCCAAACAAGTCTCAGGTACTAAAGTATGAAGATAGGTTAGCACCAGTTATCGCTAACTCAGATATTGAAGCAGGAACTCCTACTGATCCACTTAGGTTTGACCATGAGGATCTCTTGGAAAGAGAGTTGTCTTACGGTAGATCTGGATTCAACATGCAGTTCATGCTGGATACATCACTGAGTGATGCAGATAGGTATCCGTTGAAGCTAAGTGACTTGGTAATCATGTCTCTTGATACAGAGAAAGCACCTGAGAAACCTATATGGACAAATGATCCACGTTATAAACTAAGCGACATACCCAACGTAGGACTTCCAGGGGATAATTTCTTTTCACCACAAGAAACTTTAGGTGATTGGATCTCTTATACTGGATCTGTATTGAGTATAGACCCTAGTGGTCGTGGTAAAGACGAAACAGGGTACTCTGTAGTTAAGATGCTGAATGGTTATCTCTATGTTCTTGAGTGTGGAGGTATCCAAGGTGGGTATAAGAAAGATAATTTAGAGTTTCTCTCAGTCATAGCGAGGAAACACAAAGTGAATCTTGTAGTTATAGAGAGTAACTTTGGTGACGGAATGTTTATGGAACTTCTTAAACCAATATTAGCTCGTATCTACAACGTAACTATAGAAGAGACTAGATCCTCTACACAGAAAGAAAGAAGGATCATTGATACACTTGAGCCAGTTATGAATCAGCATCGCTTAGTGGTCGATCAGAAGGTTCTACAGAATGATTATAAGACAGTACAGAACTATCCAGTAGAATCACAGTCTAGGTACATGCTTACTCACCAAATGACTAGGATTACTAAGGACAGAGGAGCATTAGGACACGATGACAGACTAGATGCACTTAGTATGGCAGTGTCTTACTGGGTAGAACAGATGGCTGCTGATGCAGATAGACAAATCAAAGATAGAAAGAACGACTTACTAGACCATGAACTGGAAAAGTTTATGAGTAATGTGGTAGGTCGTGAACGCTTTGTACCACAGGAGATAACATGGATGTAACATTTAATGGACTTACTAGGATAAAGACTAAAGTAAACTATGAGTAATACTAAGTTAAATATTAAGAAGAAAAGAAGTAAAATACAAAGTGATAAAACTATAAGAAACATGTTGAGAGACATGCAGATACCTAGTGAACCTAAAGTAATTGAAGGTACTAATAGTCACCAAGGTAAGAAGACTGATGTTAAGAAGAAAAAGAAGAAGTTTAAGATAAACAACGATCCAGTTATAGATGGTGATATTCTTAAATTTAAAAGAAGCAACAGGGAATGGATAGGTGGACCTAAAGTAGCATAGGGACAATAGGGGATATTTGGTAACAAAATGTGAAGGGGTGATCGCATGTCATTTATGAAGCAGCTCCCCTTTGCACCACTTAGCGAAACTCTCGGAAAACCTTTTGAAGGGCACAGGGAGTACCACAAGTTCAATTAAAGCCAGCCAGCCAGCTAAGGTGACAAGATGTGACATCTAGTGATGATGAGATCATGTCTTGTCTTTGAGTCCGCTTGGTTGGTTTCGTTTCTTTGTGTTTCTTTTTTATCTGTTGTTTTTTTTTCTTGCATTCACTTGTGGATCATGTACACTAATGATAATTCTTTTTTAACCTTTAATTAAATCATTATCATGATGTATCGAAATTCATTAATTGAATGTAAGTCAGACTTAATCCAGTTAAAAACGAAGTTTGACGAGATCGAGCTTGGACTTGGAATTGAGGAAGAGGACAAGAATAGAGTCGATTGGTACTACAAACAAATAAAAAAGAAGCTTGATGAGATGATCGGTAAACACGCCTACGCTAGGATTGAAGAAACTGTTGGCCCCGATAATCTTTTAACTGATATGTTAGGGCCTTGTATATTGGACGAACTTGAAACGAGAGTTTAGTTCTTGGATGAGTTTCATATATCTCTTGAGACTCATCTTAAAAATAAACTTGACCTATATACTCATATGTGTACAATGCTTTTAAACAATTAATTAAAACGGTTTATATGAAAGCTAAAACATTTATTGAAATCTTGAAGGAAGAGCAAGACAAGTTAGAGTCTGGCTCCGTTCCTAGTGTTCAAGACATTGATGAATTAGATTCGATGCTATTTGATCAACCTTGCACAGCAAAAACAGGAGTTGAATCTTTATTTGGTCTAAACTTCAAAAAAAGTCTTGACAATTAATGCTTACTTGTGTAGACTATACACATAATGATTAAACATGATTGATTGATCGGATACGAAACATTCACAATTAATTGAGTTAATCAAAGTTTAACGGTTTGTTCTTTGACAATCTAAACAACGGAGTTTTCCATGACTGTAAAAATCATGGGAATCTGGGGTGAGAATCCTGAAAGTAAAGGTGTTCGCAAGGCTACAACTCATTGTAACCATAAGAACACCGAAGCCAGAAAGCGTGATCGTAGGTTAGGCATTGGTGACGAAGAGTGGCTACGTAAAGTTATTTCAGGTTACTTCAACGATAGGTTTCACGGCTCAATTGATCCAGTAACCAAAGAAGTAAAGCTACCCAGATTCCAGATACAGAATTGTGATCCAAGGTTCAAAGGTATGACTGAAGAGGAGTTTATCCAATTCATTCAAGAACACGGTAAAGACTTTGTTCTACCTAGAGAACGTAGGATCATAAAAGCTACTGCAAGACAGCCAGTAGCCAAACAAGTTCTAGTCTCAAAGGCTAATGCTACTAAGACTAAGAAACGATGGGAAGAGATGGGCTTTGAGTCTTATCATGACTATGCACATCACGTTATCCACAAGCACAAGTATTAATATATACAAGTGTATTATATATACGTTTAGATCTTTGACAATTTGAATTAATCTACAAGTGAGATATTATGATTAATGAGGACATTGTACCGTTCTCTGAATACTGTAAGATTTTCAACTTAAAAGATGGAAGTCGAATAGATGAGGATAGGTATAAACAAATAAAAAACATCTACGACATTACTGAATTTTTTTCAGGTGACAAGATGAGATTTGACAGTAGAACTGGAAAAAGAATTATAGATAGGGAGTTAGGTTTTTATAACGGTGATGAACCAATAATATATCTATACTAACAACAACTTAGAGTGGGGTTTCATTATACTATCCATAAGTATAATGGGCATGGGTCCAAACCATTGCAGTGTAGCTCCACTCGCTTAATAAGGGTCATCATCTGGGATGCAGTTTGATTCCAAACCAGACTAGGAAGGTTCGATTCCTTCATGATCCGCCAACATTCAAATCAAGAGAGGTGATTATGAACCTAGAAAAGCTAGTAGGCTTTGAGGCAACTCTAAGCAAACTTAGATTGGAAATTAGATCCGATTCAGCAGGGTATGGTAGTGATGAATTAAGATATGTCACTCGAAGACTAGAAGAAGGACTAGACAAACTAAATGAAGTTATAGGTAAAGAGTTTGTAAAATCTAAACACAAAATAGATTACTAATGAAAGGAGTATATGGCACACGGTTTCCAACAGTTCCCGATTTGGAACATCATTAACTCTTGTGCTTATGCTGAAAAGCGTGGGAGTTCAATGGGCAACAAATCTTATGGGATAATAAATCATGGTGAAGTAGAAGTTAGAGTAGGTACAAGTAGAAGGAATAGTCATAAGTTTCTACAAACTAAACTTACTCACAGAAGAATAGATGAAAACACTCAAAGTTTTAGATTCTATGTAAACGGTGAAGTCTTAAAAGAAGCTATCTTAAAAAAAGGTAGTGATGAACTTGAATGGATACAGGACTGACATGAAACTAGAATATAATGAAGATTGGCAAACTAAAGCACGTGGTACTAATGAGGATGAATATGATATTTATCGGGCCTGTGCAGATGATGGTAAAGGTAATGATCTCACAACTGGTAAACCGTTAAAAACCTATGAGGAATGGTTAAATGGATGATTACACAGACAACTACATGGAATTAGAAAAAACAGTGATAGAACAAATAAAAACCGATCTAGAAAACAAGGATGAAACCTCTATTTATGGTTTATTAAATAATGTTGATAGATCGGTTTTGAGTTCTTATTTACCAGAAGAAAAGTGGATTCTATTTAAGAAAGGAATATTATGCCAGAACTAGATGACAACTATTATGACCTTAGTTCAATTGAAGTT